TAGGAAACTTGTACAACAAGTCAAGGCAGGTTCAAAAGGTGGCAAGCCTGGACAATGGTCTGCGAGAAAAGCCCAGATGGTTGCAAAACAATATAAAGCAAAAGGTGGGGGCTACAAATCATGAAGGCTCCCCAGAAGTCATTAAAGAATTGGACAAAGCAGAAGTGGCGCACAAAGAGTGGCAAGCCTAGTGCTAAGACTGGAGAACGGTACTTACCCGAGGCTGCAATTAAATCTTTGTCGTCTGCAGAGTATGCAGCTACCACTAAAGCAAAACGTGAAGGTACAAAGGCTGGCAAGCAGTTTGTAAAACAGCCAAAGAGTATAGCAAAGAAAACAGCAAAATTTAGAGCAGCAGAGGGCGGTATGGCTAAAGGTAAAACTAAATGTCCTAAGTGTAAAGGGGCAGGATGTTCTCATTGTGGTGGTAAAGGTTATCACACATCAACGAGTTCAGGATATAAACATGGTGGTCTAGTACATAGTACTGGCAAAATGAATACAGGCATTAAAGGATGTGGAGAATAAATAATGGCTTCTTATAAAGATTATAAATCAGTTGCAGCTGCTCAAAAAGCAGGATCAATGTATTTCGTAGGTAAAGACGGTAAGAAAAAACTTGCTGTTACCAAAGAACAACTAGACGCTTGGAAAAAGCGTAACAAAGGTAAGTTTACAGGTTCAGCACTTACTGCTTGGGCCAATGCTAAAGGTAAAGACATCGGTGGTTCTAGTAAACGTGACTCTTCTCCACGTCCTAAGCTACGCCCAGGTTCTAAAAAACCTGGTCCAGAGCAAGGTCCAGCAGCAGGTACTGGTGCAACTTTAGAAGAAAAGAATACACTAGATGCAGCTAACAAAAGAACTCAACAAGCTAGAGAAGAAAAGGCTGGTACAAAGAAACGTACTTCTGCTGGACAAAAGTTTAATGCTTGGTACGACAAGAATGGTAGCAATTATGGCACCATGAAAGAAGCTATGGAAGCTTATCAAAGAACACTTAAGTCAGGTAACTCTAAAGGTGGTATGGCTAAGAAAAAGTCAGGCTACTCTAAAGGTGGCATGATTGATATGAGAAAGACAGGGTTGTTTACATGAGATTAGAAGGCGACAAGGTAATTGGCCCTCGTGGCGATGTCTTAGCTGAGAAAGTCTATGGAGAATGGCAGACTAAAGATCCTGCCGTTCTTGACTTTATTGCTGGTCAAGATAAGCCAAAGAAAAAGAAAGCTCCTAAGAAAAAAGCTGAAGTAAAAGAAGAGTTGGTAATGGAACGTGCTCGTGATGAAAACGGACACTTTATTGCTGATGATCCAGATACTGAGGTAAATGAAGCTTGGGTGGTTAAAACAATTAAGAAAGCCGTTAAAGGTAAAAAATAATGTCACTAATAAACCAGGGTAAGTCAGCACGGATAAAATCTGTGTATGGTCACAATTCAGGCACTACATACGAAACTGTGTATACTTGCCCTGCTAACTGCATTGCAGAGATCACCTTTGTACATGTAGTAAACGGGGGTGGCTCTACAAACAGTGTAGAGGTAGAGTGGTATGTATCAGCAGATAACTACACTTCTCACTTTCTAAAAGGTAAGTCTCTTAACGCAAGTGAGTATGTAACCTTTAGTGATATTGATTTAGTTTTACAAGCAGGGGATGAGATAAGAGTCACTCCTGCAAGTGCTGGTCACATTGACACAATCCTTACTGTAACAGAAACCTTTGTCCCTGTAGGATAACGGGGTTGCAATATTATCAATAGTATAGTATAACTATGTGTGTATAACTAGTCTTTGTAAGCTGCAATGCAGCAATTTATGGAGACAACAATGAGAAAGTTTTTTGAAAGATTAATCGAAGCACGTCAACGTCAAGCCAATCAACGTATTGCAGAGATGCACCTGTGGAGAATGTCAGACCGTGAACTAAATGATTTAGGTATCGGACGTGGTGATATTAAAAGAGTAGTACACGAAGGTGTGAAGTGAGTTCTTTGGGAGGAGACTCGTGGACCCAGTTACAATTATTAGTGGGGCCACAGTCGCCTTCAACGCACTTAAAAAAGGCTTTGCCATTGGTAAAGACCTGCAGGACATGTCGAGCCAGCTAACTAAATGGGCTGGACACATGTCTGATTTAGGTCAAGCTGAAAAGCAAGTAAAGAATCCTCCGTGGTGGAAAACACTAGGTGGTTCTGTAGAAGCCGAAGCTATGGAAGTATTTGCAGCTAAACGTAAAGCTGAACAAATGCGTAAAGAGCTTAAGGACTACATTAGCTTTACTATGGGACCATCTGCTTGGGATGAGCTTGTAGCTACAGAAGCTAAGATAAGAAAACAAAAGAAAGAACAAGAGTACCGTAAAGCTGAGATGCAAGAAGCTATAATCACTTGGACAGTTACAAGTTTACTTTTAGCATTAGGATTTGGTACTCTAGGTTTTATAATGTATATGGTGGCATAATGGCTAGAAACTTAACAGAAAAACAACAGAAGTTCCTTGATGTACTTTTTGAGGAAGCTGGGGGCAACCTAGTGACAGCTAAAAAGCTGGCTGGGTATGCAGATGCTGTTACCTCTAGACAAGTAGCAGAGCCACTTGCAGATGAGATTGCAGCACTGACTAAGAAGTTTATTGCTTCGTCTGCTACAAAAGCTGCATACTCTATGTTTGAAGTTATGAATAATCCGACAGATCTAGGAAATAAAGAAAAGATGGCAGCTGCAAAAGATGTCCTAGATCGTAGTGGCTTTACAAAGACAGAGAAAGTAGAAGTCTCTGCTGCAAGTCCACTGTTTATTCTGCCACAAAAAGATAATGAAGACGAATAAAACTTGGACGTTACCTAAGCCAGATTTTGTCGATGGTGAGTATGTCTGGAAACCTGTGGTAAGATTAGGTAGTCATGTACCATTTGGCTATAGACAAGACCCAGATGATCGTGATATACTATTACCAGTTCCAGAGGAACTAGAACTATTTGAGCTGGCTAAGAAACACCTTAGACGTTATAGCTACAGAGAAGTAGCTGGTTGGCTCAGTACACAATCTGGAAGATATATCTCCCACGTAGGTTTATACAAGAGAGTAAAACTTGAGCGAAAACGTAAGACAGAAGCTGCAACTCAACGCTACCTCGCCCAACGCTATAAAGAAGCCCTCGAAAAAGCGGAAAGGCTCGAAGGTAGACTCCTCGGTCAAAAAGAGTATACCAGCTCAACCGAAGCCTGAAGAACTAGACTTTGAGCAGGTTGCACAAGAAGTTATATTTGAGCCAAACCCTGGTCCACAGACTAGCTTTTTGGCTGCAACTGAACAGGAGGTTCTTTATGGAGGTGCTGCTGGTGGAGGTAAATCATATGCAATGGTTGCCGACCCTGTACGCTACTTGGGGAACCCAAATGCGAGAATGCTTCTTGTGCGCCGTAGCACAGAAGAACTTAGGGAACTTATTTCGGTAAGCAAACAACTTTATCCCAAGGCTATCCCTGGAATCAAGTTTATGGAAAGGGATAAAACTTGGGTAGCTCCATCGGGTGCTACATTGTGGATGTCATATCTTGACAGAGATGATGACGTTATGAGATACCAAGGTCAGGCTTTTAACTGGATTGGCTTTGACGAACTTACACAGTGGCCTACACCTTATGCATGGAACTATATGAGGTCACGTCTCCGTACTACTAAGGCATCAGGATTGCCACTGTATATGAGAGCAACAAGCAACCCTGGTGGCCCAGGGCATCAGTGGGTAAAGAGAACATTCATTGATCCTCAGACTCCAAACAAGTCGTTCCATGCTACTGATGAAAACGGAGATGTGATCACTTGGCCGAAGGGTCATAGCAGAGAGGGTGAGCCTCTGTTCAAACGTAAGTTTATTCCAGCCACCCTTTTTGATAACCCTTACCTTTCGGACGATGGACTCTATGAAGCCAACCTTTTATCTTTGCCTGAACACCAACGAAGACAGCTGCTTGAAGGTGACTGGGATATTAACGAAGGAGCAGCTTTCCCAGAGTTTAACAGAAACATCCACGTTGTTGACCCATACGACATACCAAGCAACTGGATACGTTTTAGAGCTTGCGACTACGGTTATGGTTCCTACACTGGAGTTCTTTGGTTTACTGTAGTTCCTGGATCAGAGCAGTTAGTAGTCTACAGAGAACTGTATGTATCTAAAGTAACTGCTACAGACTTGGCAGATATTATTTTAGAGATAGAAGCAGAGTCAGGGGAAAAGATACGTTATGGAGTTCTTGACTCTTCTTTGTGGCATAATCGTGGTGATACTGGTCCTAGCCTCGCTGAACAGATGATTATGAAAGGCTGCAGATGGAGACCCTCAGACAGATCTAAAGGTTCTCGTGTTGCAGGTAAAAACGAAGTACATAGAAGACTTCAGGTTGATGAGTTTACAGAAGAGCCTAGAATAGTCTTTTTTAATAATTGTGTGAATACGATATCACAAATACCAAGTCTGCCTCTTGATAAAAATAATCCAGAAGATGTAGACACACATGCAGAAGATCACTTGTACGATGCTTTACGTTATGGTATTATGACTAGACCGAGAAGTAATTTATTTGACTTTGATCCCTCTGCCCAGCGCACTGGTTTTCAGGCGTCAGATCCCACTTTTGGATATTAAGGAAAAGATATGGAAGAAGAATTTGAAGATATGGAAATGGATATGGAACAGGCTTCTGCTATCGAAGATGTAGCAGAGGATGACTATACAGATCCAGTTGCAGGTCAAATTGTTTCATTTGTAAAACAAAAGTTCAACAAGGCTGAGACAGCACGTCAAATAGACGAAGAACGTTGGATCAAAGCCTACAGAAACTACAGAGGTACTTATGGATCTGATGTACAGTTTACCTCTACAGAAAAGTCCCGTATCTTTGTTAAAGTTACAAAAACAAAAACACTAGCTGCTTATGGTCAGATTGCTGATGTTCTGTTTGGTGGTAACAAATTCCCTCTGAGCATTGACCCTACAAAATTACCAGATGGTGTAGAAGAAACTGTAAACTTTGAAACTAACGAACAGTTACGTAAAGCATCTGAAGATACTGGTCAAGAACAGTTACTTCCTGGGGAAACTTATCCAGAGTTTAAAGAACGTCTAGCAGGTCTAACAAATAAGTTAGAGCCTGTTATTGATGATGTTAAGTCTGGAACTTCTGGTAACCCAACTGCAGTGCAAATCCATCCTGCAGATGTTGCTGCTAAGAAAATGGAAAAGAAAATCCATGACCAACTAGAAGAGTCTCACGCAAAGAAACATCTTCGTGCAGCAGCATTTGAATGTGCACTGTTTGGTACAGGAATCATGAAAGGCCCGTTTGCAATAGATAAAGAGTATGCAAACTGGAACGAAGAGGGTGAATACTCTCCAGTATACAAAACAATCCCCCAAACTTCTTCTGTATCTATCTGGAACTTCTACCCAGACCCAGATGCATCTACTATGGAAGAAGCAGAGTTTGTAGTAGAACGTCATAAGATGTCACGTTCTCAAGTACGTGCACTTAAAAATCGTCCGTACTTCCGCTCTAATGCTATTGATAACGTTCTAAAACTTGGTGAAAACTACCGTAAAGAGTGGTGGGAACAGGTTATGGAAGATCACTCTGAAGAAGAAGATAAAGCAGAACGTTTCGAAGTTCTGGAGTTTTGGGGTTTTGTTGATAGAGAAATTATTGAAGATCAGGGAGTCGATATTCCCTCAGAGCTTAAAGATGCAGATCAGCTTAGTGTAAACATCTGGGTTGCAAACAGTCAGGTAATTCGTTTGGTAATGAACCCGTTTACCCCTGCTTACATTCCATACTTTGCTGCACCTTATGAAATGAATCCATACAGTATTTTTGGCGTAGGTATCGCTGAAAACATGGATGACACACAAACACTTATGAATGGCTTTATGCGTATGGCAGTAGATAATGCTGCCTTGTCAGGTAACCTACTTATCGAGGTAGACGAGACTAACCTCGTCCCAGGGCAAGACCTCTCCGTGTATCCAGGCAAAGTGTTTAGGAGACAGGGAGGGGCACCTGGTCAAGCTATCTTTGGTACCAAGTTCCCTAACGTATCTAATGAAAACATGCAGATGTTTGATAAAGCAAGAGTACTAGCAGATGAATCAACTGGCTTTCCTTCCTTCGCACATGGTCAGACAGGCGTATCAGGAGTTGGTCGTACTGCCTCTGGTATCAGTATGCTTATGTCTGCTGCCAACGGATCTATCCGTAACGTAGTTAAAAACATTGATGACTACTTACTGGCACCACTAGGTAAAGCTTTCTTTAACTTTAACATGCAGTTTGACTTTGACAAAGAAATTAAAGGCGACTTAGAAGTTAAGGCTCGTGGTACAGAAAGCTTGATGGCTAATGAAGTACGTAGCCAACGCTTGATGCAGTTCTTACAAGTTGTACAGAACCCAGCACTAGCACCATTTGCTCGTATGGATTATATCGTTCGTGAGATCGCCAAGTCTATGGATCTTGATCCAGATAAAGTTGGCAACAACATGGCAGAAGCTGCAGTACAAGCAGAGATTCTAAAACAATTCCAAGCAGCAAATCCACCTGAACCACAGCCAGGAGTTCCTGGTCCACCTGCAGCAGGGCCACAGGGCGCTCCTGCGGGGGTACAAGTGCAGGATACGCAAGGTAGCGGGGGTGGTACTATAGGAACGGGTACAGTGCCTACACCAGGAGAACAGGGCTTCTCAGGTAACACTGGCCCACAGGTACAATGAAACTTGTAGTGAATAATACTTTGAAACCTTTTGTAAACAATCCAGAATTGTACAACTCTTTTTTGGAAGAGATTGGAATCCGAATAGATAAGGTACACAAACGCCTTGAGCAGATTACAGATGTAGAAGAACTGTATCGTGCTCAGGGTGAAATACGTGTGCTTAGATCCTTATT